CCGAGGTCAGGCCGGTGATCCTGGCGACCTGCAAGCTGGAGCACATGGCGCGGGAAATCCGGAAAGGGCGTGGATGATGACCAGAAATACCGTTCTCAAGACCATCCATGTCGCGGTGCGCGATCTGGGGCTGGATGATGACGCAAGGCACGATCTGCAACTGCTGGTGACCGGCAAGGAAAGCCTCACGCAGATGACGGCGGCCGAGCAGATCGCGGTGCTCGAGGCGCTGAAGGCGCGCGGCTTCAAGCCGAAGGCCGGCAAGGCGGGGCGCAGCTACCGCCGCCCGGCGACGCGCGGTGACATCCGCTATTGCCATGTGCTGTGGCGCCAGCTGGTGCTGGCCGGTGCGGTCGATCTGCCGGGGGCGGCGGGCCTCAATGCCTTCATCCGGGCGCGGTTCGAGAAGGCCTGGGGGGCGGTGCCGTTCGATGTCGACGGGCTGCGCGACTGGAAACAGATCGCCAGCGTGATCGAGGCGCTGAAAGCGATGTGCGCGCGGGCGGGAATTGTGCTCACCGGCGGGCCGGGGCGGGAGCGTGCCGAATGAGCGCGCCGCGGGCCAGATCGCTAATCGCGCGGGTTGCGCCCATTCAGGACGTTCAGCGCCCCGAGCATGCGAGCCTTGTCGAAGCGGTTGTCGGAGGCGGTAATCTGCGCCTCGATCTCCTGGCGGAGCCGGTCGCGGGTTACGGGTTCGTCGGTGCGCAGCAGCGCAATGACGGTATCGGCAACGGTGGTGCGCCACATGTCGGCGGCTCCCTTTTCCATGTCCGCCTCCCTCTGGGCCCGCAGACGGTCGGCTTTTTCATTCATCAGATGCGTTTCCTTTCGGTTCAGACGGAAGGGGGCGACAGGCGCCGGGGGGTGTTGACGCATCACCCGGTGCCGCAATCCTACACGAAACGGGCTGGTTCAGTCCAGCAAATGACACGGGCCGCAATTCAGGGGCTTGCCAGCGCGGCGGCGCCGGGGTTGAAGATGGAGGTCCGGCCGGGCGGGTGGGCTGCCCGGCACATGCTCTTTCACAGCGTGAATAATCCCCTTTCCCGGGCCGGGTCGAGCACTGCACTGGCATGCGCTCCCCGGCCCGCGGACCGGGATATGGGGCATTGTTGCCAGCATTTGACATTTGAGGCGAACCGCTGCATGTTGGGGTCGTTCGGAAGCGTCTTAGAAAGCGCCCCGAGCAAGACCACCGTAGGCGGTTACGCCCCGACAGAGCTTCTCAGCAGAGATCAGCTTCATCCGGGTGGCATGTGCAATGTCCAAGGCTTCGGCCCAAAGGCACATGCGGATTGTCCTACGGCAGTCTTTCTAACACCCGGAGCCGTTTCGGCATCCGTAACCGTAGGAGAAACAAATGCAGGTCTATCCCGTAACTTTCTACGACTGGCACGGTCACGCCTTCCGTGCCGGGGGCCACTGGTGGCTGGCACCGCGCCAGATCAGCGATCATCTGGAGCTGAGCTGGGCGCGGCAACAGCGCAAAATCAACGGCTCGAACCTGAAAGCTGGAACCGCCCTGAGGGCGGTCCCAGCTATCGACCAGAAGCGGCAGATGTTGATCATGAAAATGGGTCATGCCGGGGCCTGGCTGCTGGGCATCGAGGCGCGGAACGTGCCCGAACCGAAGCGCCCGCGATTGATTGCAATGCAGGACGCGCTGCTCGATGCGCTGGATCGGCAACTGGCGCAGATGTTTGGCTTGCCCGGACTGGCCGAGGCGGAGGACATGCGGCGCCTTCCGCTGCCGCCCTTTGCACTGTCGCAGATGGCCCCGGACGCCTGCCGCAGCGCGCGGGAGGCGGTTCTGGACGATCGGGCCGCGTTTCAGGCTACGCAACTGCTGCGGATCGGGCTGCCCGCGACGAAGGTGGCACCCATGGTCAGACGGTCGCTTTACTGGACGCGCGGCCAGATGCACAACAGCCGCCGGATCGGCCTTGTGCCGCTGACGCCCGCGCAACAGCGCCTTCTGGAACAGCCGTCGCTGTTCGGGGAGGCCTGAGCCATGGGCAAGCTCTATGCGCTGCACGACCCGGATCTGGAGCCGAAGGTGCAGTTCTTTCCCGGCCTCGGCGAGGGCGGGATGGCAATGAACACCGACGCCTGCATCGAACTGGCGCGGTTGGTCGATACGCCCGCCGCCCGTCGCATCTATCGCAGCTATCTGAAACACCGGCGGCGGCTGGAGCGGCAGGGGCAGGCGGGGCCGGACATGCGCTTTGCGGCCTACAAGGCGGCGTTGCGCGACAGCGGCATCACGATCGTCGAGGGCCAGAGCGATGTGTAACCACCCCCCCGAAGACCCGCGCGACGGGCTGCATGGCGGGGCGCTGGCGCTGGCGGGGTTGCGCGATCTGGTCGGCGACGTGCGCCAGGGCGGCGGCGGCTTCGATCAGGTCGGCCCGGCCGAGCTGGGCGAGCTGCTGGACATGGTCACGCGGCGGATCGAGCGCGCGGCGGACCAGTTGCAGGACTATGTGCCGCGCGGCGTCACGCCGCCGGCCGAATGACGGCTCTGCCGCCCTCCGGAACCGGGGGGCGGCATGAGCGACGCCTGGATCGACGAGCTTGAGCGCGATCTGGGGCTGGCGGCCCGGCTGCGGCTGCTGGCCAACTGCGGCGGCCAGCGCCGCGCCATCCCGATGCCGGCCCATGCCGAAAGGTCGCGGCTGGCCAGCGAGGTGGGGGCGGCGGTGGCGATCTGGCTGGCAGCGCGGTTCGCGGGGTCGGAGCTGGATATCCCGTCGCACCGCGGCCAGGTGGCGCGCGACATGGCCTCGGCCTTGCGGGCGGCGGTGATCGAGGCGGGATTGACCGAACCGCAAAGATCGGCGAATGCTATTGCCAGCGAACACGGCGTCACCAGCATGTGGGTGCGCAAGTTGCGCGCCGAGTTGCGCGCCGAGCAGCGCGCGGGGCGGCAGATGCCGCTGCCGCTGTTCGACCGGCTGACGCGCGACTGACGCCACCCCCGATACTGCATCCCCCGGCACTGATGGGCGTTCCTGTGGCATTCCTTGGGGAATGGCCGGGGCTGACCCGGCACCATTGCGGGGAAAATCATGCAGACCAGCGCCAAAGGCACTGCCGCGCTTGAGCTTGAAGAGGGCGTGGTGTTGCGCGCCTACCGCGATGTGGTGGGGGTGTGGACCATCGGCGCGGGCCTGACGGCGGCATCCGGTGTGGTCAGGCCACAGGCCGGGATGGTGATCACCAAAGCTGAGGCCACCGCCCTGCTGCAAGAGGCGTTGACGGCGAAATACGAACCGGCGGTGCGGCGCGAGATGCCGGATGCACGGCAAAGCGAGTTTGACGCCGGGGTGTCATTCCATTTCAATACCGGCGCGATTGCCCGCGCCTCGTGGGTGTCGGAATGGCGCAAGAAATCCCCGCCGGCGGCGATCCGCGCCCGCATGGCACTGTGGAACAAGGGCGGTGGCCGGGTGTTGCCGGGCCTTGTGGCGCGGCGCAACCGTGAGGCGACGATGCTGCTCGACGGCCACTATCGCGCACCTGCTCCAAAACCTGCGGCACCTGGCGCGGTCTATGCCCGATGGGGCCTGGCTCTGAGCGGCGCGGAAATCACCGCGGTGCGCGATGGCTTGCGCAAACTGGGCTATGATCCCGGCGGCGAGGCGGATGCGGTGTTGCTGACGGTGGCAAAGGCTTTCCAGAGCGCCCACGGCCTGACCGTCGATGGCATCATTGGCCGCGCCACCCTCAGCGCGCTGCAGCGCGCGCTGGATGCCCGCACCAAGGCCGTGGCCCCCGCCCTGGCCACCGCTGCCGCCGTGCCCGCCGCCACCACCGGTATTGCCGATCAGATCACCGATCTGCCCTGGGCAGGCGATGCGTCGTTGCTGGGGCTTGGCCTTTGGGGTGTCACCCTCGCGTTTCGCTACCGCGATGTCATCGCGGCCTCGATCAACCACCCTCTGCCGCGTCTGGCGGCGTTGCTTAGGAGCTTCTGATGAAAGCCTTGATCCGGACCATCCTGACCATCCTGACCAGCGCCACGGTCCTGCCGGGCCTCGCCGTCTTTGCCCCGCCTGCCCTGGCGGCGACCGCGAATTGCGGCGACTATGCGGCGATGGCACAGGTTCTCGCCCGCACCTACGGCGAGACCCCCCTGTTCAGCGGCCTGTCCGTCCAGGGGCAGAAAGTCGTGTTGGCAACGAACCCGGATGGCAGCACGTGGACAATAGTGGTCATCGGGGCGGGCGGCACGGCCTGCATCGCGGCGGTGGGAACCGAATGGCAACCCGGCAGCCCCGCCGCCCCTGGCGTGGAGGGCTGAGCGATGAGCGTCCTTGGAGCCATCGCCCTGCAAGCGGGCTTGCCGATCGTGGAAAAGCTGCTGTCGAAGCGGATCGGTGATGGGGGCGGCCGGTTGGCCGCGCAGGTCATCCAGACCATCGCGGCGCGCGCGGGCACCACGCCCGCCGAGATCGACGCCTATGCCGAGTCCACGCCGGGCCGGGTGATCGACGCGATGCGCGAGGTCGAGCGTGCCGCCCCCGAGATGATCGCGGCTTATGACCGTGACCTGCAACTGCAACTGGCCGCGCTTGCCGCCGAGCAGGACGATCCGGTGTGGATGCGGGCCTGGCGGCCGGGATGGATGTATCTGCTGGGCTTCTTGTGGCTGTGGAACCTGGTGATCCTGCATGTCGCGAATGCCGCGCTCAGGATCGCCCTGCCGCCGCTTGCGACCACCGATCTGCTGGCGCTGACCGCGCTGTTCCTGTCGCTCTACATGGGCGGCCATACCGTATTGCGCGCTTTGGGAAAGTCGGAAAGTAAATGACGGGAGCAGAACTGAATATCGCGCCGATGATCGTCTGGGTCATCGCACTGTCGACGCTGCTGTCGTTCGCCACCACGGTCTGGAACCT